CCAACATTCCCAAAGCACCAAGGACTCCCATAACCCATCCTCCACGCTTAAACTCATCAACAATAGCAAGTAGGGTTTTATCATCTGAGTTCATTTGGTGTACGGCTTAGTTTGTTAATCTTACCCATAGCCGTCTTTTCATCATCGTAAACGCCTACTAATGCTTTGTATGGATTATAAACCCTATATTTACTCATTGATTTCATAATTACATAACCAGCAGTATTTTTTATGATGCTACCTGCTGATGTGTTTTCAGACTGCCAAGTAATGTTTCTAGGCGTTTCATCTGCTGGAGAACGATAAATACTAATATTATTGTTAGCAAAATCATTTCTAAGTTTGTCATTAATCTTAAACGTCATGCCACGATTAAGAGCCGTATCAGTCATAATTTGCTTTAATTTATCCTCATCGCAATTTCCCAAAATAAATTCGTATTCTTTTTCAACAGATTTAAAAAATGCTTCTATTGTTTTTCTTAATTCTGGAGTTTGAATTGAATCTATAATTCTATCTCTATATACATTTATATTTTCAAAATGTTCCCATCCAACATTCATCCAAGATTCAATAGCATGAATAATATCTGGATGTTCTTTTGATTTTAATTCTTCATTATCAACAACAGTTTCAAAAGTTCCTTTTAATTTTCTTCTTTTTATTTCTGTATCTTTTGCAAGGTCTGAATATTCATTTTTTAAATTAATTAATGTATTTTTATTTTTTGTATCCCAAGGAATATCAATTTTGGCATCAGGATTTAATTGTTTTACTTCTATGTTGTATTTTTTAAGCCATTCCTTCCATGCACTAGGAATAATTTCTCCGTAAAGTCTTTGAGCCGCATTTGGTTTCATGAATGAGTGCGGAGGTGAATCAAACGGATGTGTTAAAGTTACATTTTGACTTCCACTTTCAATCGCTCTTTCAATAGTGTTTTTTAATGAAATAATAGACCATTCTTTAACATCAGATAAAGGGAGTTTTTTTGGGTTTAAAGAATTTTCTAATTGTTTTAAGGTTGTTTTTAAATTAGTAATATTATCAGAAAAATCTGCTGAATTAGTAATTGCTGAATTCCACCAATCATCAAACCCATCCCAACCGTTTCTATTATTATAATTAAAATCTAATTCTGGATGTAATTTTTTAAATTCTAATTTTTTATTTTTTAAATCATCATATAATGTTTGATTGAAACTTTGTGCCCCATTTTTATTTTGTGCTTTTCCATTTTTCCAATCTTCTTTTTTATATATAGAACTACTTAAAGGATTGTCTGCTAATAATTTATAAATGTCAGCAAGTTTATCAATTACTTCATCATCAAATTGAAGATGAGGTTTAATTTCTTTTGAATTTAATTCATCAATAATTCTTTTTTTAACTTCTGAAGAAATTTCATCTCCTATTTTGTTATTTTCAAACCAATTAGTTACATAAGGACTAAAATGAGTTTCAAACAATTCCTTAGATGGTCTTTTGATTTTTGAATATTCTTTAATAGCAGTTTTTAAAACTTCATCTTTTGAAAATGTATCATTATTATATTGTGTTTTATTAATCTGCGATTGTGATTCATAACTATTTTTTAAAAATCTTTTAATTTCTCTATTTTGAATCCACGCAATTTTAAAAGCAAATTCAGCAGCAAGTTCTTTTGGAAAACGTTGAGATAAAAGAAGTTTATAATACTTTCCAATAATTTTATCTTTTAAAATAATTTCATGTTCTTTCCAATCTAATTCATGTTCTCCTTCGGGATTTGACCAATCAAATCTTTGCCGTATAATTTTTGAAGCATCATTGTCGTGTAAATAATTAAATATATCATTTCTTAAATGACCATTTTTTTCATTAAAAATTCCTAATTTAATAAAATGAGATTTAAGTGCTTCATGTTCTGCAAGTTTTTTTCTTACTTTTTCAATTTCTTCTGGAGTTGCAATTTTGTTACTTTTATCTACATTATTTGCTTGAACTTCATGCACTAAAGTATGTTTTTCGCCTGTATCAGAATTAATACGGTCATCTAATCTTGTATGAACAACTACATCGCCTCCACCAAAGTGACCTTCAATTCCATGAGCATGTTGTTCATTAATTCTTGTAGCAATATCTTCATAATTACTTCTAGTTCCAGCAGAAACATATTTAGAAGTGTCTGGAATATCAACACTTTTTGCATGTCTTTCTACATTTAAATCAATACCATTATCTTTAATAAATTGAAGAATTTCTTGAGGGTCTAAATTTTCATTAGGTTTTTTTCTGGAAATATGGTCAATGAGTCCAATGGCTTGTGCTTCTTTAAACCCTTTATAGCCACGTTCACCGCCCATTTGTTGAAGTTTATTAGCAAATCCATTAGCATTTAGATGCTTATATTTACCAAATACATCTTTAACTAAATCTTCTAGTTCAGATTTAATCTTAATTGGCTGTCTAGCAGAAGATTCATCAGCAGGACTAAACTTGACTGGCAATTTATCTTCATTGCTAATGCCAAAGTCGTTTTTCCATTTACCAAAACCAAAAGCATAAGCGTCAATATGATTAACAGGTACACCAAGTTTATCAGCAACACGTTTTTTAATATCATGTAATTGAGCCGCTCCTTCAAAATGTTCATAACCTCTGTGAGCAATACTGATGCGTCCTCTGTCAATTAATTTTCCATTTTTATCATATCTTGGTTTTTCATATCTACCATAAGAATCTGGTGTTGGATATTCGTCATGTCTATATCTTGGTGAATCAAACCATTCCGCATGGGTATATCCAACATCATCACTTTCACTTGCTGGGTTTTTTGTAAGAATACCTTTTTCTTTGTCATCAACCCATAATCCAGAATTTTTCCATTCATGTGAATTCTCTTCACGTGTTGCTCTTGTTTGTGGATAATGACCAATATCTTCCCAATCTACATATTCTGGATGAAATTCTCCACCTCGTGCTTCTGGGTCATTTTTTAATACACTATTATCTACAAGAACATTTCTGATTCTAAAACCTTGTTCATCTTTATCCTCAAATGGGTTTCTAGGTTTCCAATAATCATCCCCGCCACGATAATTATTATTAGCAGGACTATATCTAATGTCTGGATTATTTTTATCAAAACGCTGACTTAGTGGAATTTCATTTCCTTTGTCATCATAAGTAAAACTCTTTGCAGATTTAATTTGTTCTGGATGGAAAACAACAATATGTTCTCCTTTATCAAGTAACGAATCGTATCCTAAACTTTCAAGAAGTTCAATTCTTTGTGGTCTTGAAAGATATTTTTGAATTGCTGTTCCAAATTCATTTCTTTCTAAATAACCATCAAGCACATCCATTAAATAATTTCTATCGCCACTATAATTGGCATTTTTGTAAAAATAATCTTTAATTTTTTTAGTATCAGAAACGTTAAAATTTGGAGATTTTCCTAAATCTGTATTAAATGGATTGTCTGCTTTTAGAAAAACAGGCATTACTTTACTTGTGTCATTATGAATATTAGTTGCTTCATCTAATCTTGGAGTAAAGAAAAACATACCTGCATTTCTTTTTTCACCGTATTGTCTTTCTGCATTAGCATCAAATACATTGAAATCCCTATTAGTGCCATGATAATAAACAGTAGGTCTATATCCTGCTTCTTTTGCTCTTTGTTTTACTTCTTGAGAAGGTTCTTCTTCATTAGGACTAAATGCAAGGAATTCATGATAATGAGATGTATTTCCATTGTTCATTTGATATATGCTAATTGGCTTTGAGCCATCTGGCATTTTACCTCTTGGAACTCTGTTTATTTTATCAATGGAACTTTCAATTACTTTAATATTGTCGTTTGTTTTTCCTTTTAATACGCAAAAAATCGTATCAGGATAAGCAGGGTCGGCTAATTGTTTAAATACAACTCCATCATATCCACCATTAATGGCTCTTTGAATATGTTGAGATAAAAAACTTTCATCATATGCTCTAGGAAATGAAACTACAAGAGGATTGTCCATTGCAATAGCCGCCCTTAATTGATGTTTTACTTTATCAGCATATGCTGTGCTAGTTTCTTGAGAACCAGCAAAAAATGTTCCCATTTCGGCAGATAAACAAAGCGTATTGTTTCCTAAACTTTCCTCTGAAAAAATTTTATTTGTTAATAATTTAATAGAAGAAGTACCATGCGTTGCAGTAGTAACAAATGGTTTTCCTGTTTGAATTTGGTCATCGTAAAGGTGTCCAAATAAAATACTTTGATTACTTTCCTCTAACATATTAACAATAAAAGATTTATCATATATAAATCCTCCATTATAATTATCATTTTTATTAGTATATGATTCAAAAGTATTGATAAACTCACTAAACAAATCATTCTTTGAATCTAAAAGTTTTAATTGTTCAGTTAAATTTTTAATTTGAGATTTAAGTTCAGATGGATAATCATCAGCAGAAATATATTCTTTATTTTGAAGAATTCTTTGAGCATCATCACTGCTTCTAAAACCAAAATCTAAATTATTTATTTTTTTCCTTAAAACAGAAATTTGTTTATTGTTGTTATTAATTTGAACTTTAATTTCTTTATAACGTTGTGTAATAAAGGTTTTAATTTTACTTCCATCTGAATCTATTAAATTATGCCAATAATTCTTAATTAATTCTTGTCTAGTTAATCCTCCAGCAACAAGTGGTCTGCCTTTAACAAAAGCCTTCATTTCATCAGTATCATAAACATCACCTTTTTTAAAAGCCTCATCTTTTCCTTCATCAGATAAAGCAGGTGAAAATTTAACGATTCTTTCGTAGTTTTGTTCTAATAGTTTTTGACCACCTTGTTCTTGATTATTAACTCTAGTATCAAATAGTTTTTTAGATGCTTTAGCGGCTTCTTCAGCCGTACGGAAAGACCCTAAATTTCTGCCTAAATTATCAAATGCTTGGGTAGAATTGCCTACTCTAATAAACTTAAACTCAGAATCGTGTTTAAGAATTTGACCATTACTGGTGTTTTCGTACTCCATATCAGCAGGACTCCAGTTATGCGATAACGCAATATGAGCGTTCTCTGGGTTATAATCAAAGCGTTCTCCTGCTCTGGTACGCATTTGCGTCATTCTATCAATATTAAATGTAGTGATAGACTGTCTCCAACCCTGTGGAATTTCGGCAATAGGTTTGTTAAAGTATGGATTATCATCCGTCTTAGCCATGCCAAGCATCTGGTGAAGCACATTACGGCGTTCAGCACCTTTGCCGTCACCATTGTTTAACAAGTTAGCAGACTGCAATCTTTCAGAACTAGGCTTAGAAGCGTTTTGAACGTACTTAAAGAAGTCCGCTTCCATAGCACCTCTGTTGCCATACCATAAATCTCTGTACTCTTGATTAGACCACAAAGCATTGGCTCTGTTCTCAATGACGTGCATATCAAGCGAATGAAGCAAGACATGGAAAGTGCCATCAGGTCCAATTTTTGTTGTTGCATCGTACAATAAGAATTTTCTGTTCTTGAACGGAACATCTTTTCCTGTTAGGCGAGGCCATGAAGCATCAGTAATTTGTGCCGTAGCACCAAGATAACCTGCTTCTACAACGTTCTCAGCATTGCCATCAATGATGCGATAAGCGTGTTCAATCTTGTCAGCCCATGCTCTGTCTCTCCAGCCAGACTGAACAATCATGTCAAGGATTTTAGAGTTTAATCTGCCAGTCCAATTACCATCAGCATCTTTTTTAAGACCAACTCTATCTTCTGGGGGTAACCCTTCAATAATCTTGTTGATAGCAATACCAGCGGCTCTATTGAGTTTTTCTGCTTCTGATTCCTTTAATAATTTAGGTCTGCCAGCAACATCAGTTTTAATGACATTAGCCATACCATTGCCACGAACGTATGCCTTAACAGCATCTGGAGACATTCTTAATGGACTCCAAACACCTTTATTCATATTTGCTTTAGCCCTAAGAATATCACGCATCATGTAATCTAAAGAAGCATTTTTAATGCGATTTCCTGCTTTATCAAAAAAACCACGTTCCAAGTTTCCACTAAAATCAAATTGTGGATTTTCGTATTTCATTTTAGATTCCCAATAATCAGCCCAAGCATATTTAACATCATCAACAATACCTCTTAATCCTGTTAAATCACCGCCTCTAAATAAATAATCTGGTGGTGTATCAACTAGCCAATGGCTAAAGTAATTAGCACCGAATTCTTCAACGGCATTGTGTAATAATGCTAAAGTTTTATTAGAAATGGTTTTTGAATTATCCCAGTTTTTGTATTCATCAATAGCGTTTTTAATGTTTTCCATGAACGCTTGATGTGCCTCTGGAGTATAAATTTTATTGCTATTTGAATATATTGCTTTATTAAGTCTCTTGTAATAATTGTCTAAAAATTGATAAACTTCATTAAGATTTACTACTGGTTTTGAAACTTGTTTTCCATCTTTCCAAGTACCTAACAATTTATCAACAAGTGGTTTAATAAACATATCACGCATAGCAGTTTCTCGCATAATAGCGTGAAATAATTCATGAGGGAAAGTATCCCTAGTCATATTATCAGAGTTAAGATAAATATGAACTCTACCATTTGCATCTCTTTCAGGAGTTATTCCTTTTGCAGATTTCAAATCAGCAAGAGTGATTGGTAATCTTTGAGCCTCACGGCGTTGCATTATGTTTCCGTTTTCATCAACAAATCCTTCATGTTGCAACTTAGTCTTAATCATTTTGCCACGTTGCGTTAAACTGCCATCAGGATTACGTTCAGCGTCTAAAAAGTCCTTAGCAAGTTTTTGAGCCTTTAATGTATCAGGAACTTGGTTTGTATCTATATTCCCATTATGAGCCTTAAGGACGGCTTTTCTTGCGTTTTCAGCGGCTAATAAATCACCATAATAAGCCGATGCTTCTTTGTTTGTTTTTTCTTTAAATAATTCGCTATGTTGTTTAAGGATATCTAAAAAAGTTCTTTTTCCTGTTTCAGAAAGACTACCCCATTTTTGCTTAATAGCCTGTAATTTAATTGGACCTTGTGGTTCTCTTAATTGGGATTCATGCTTATTGACAGCATCTTGTTCAAGGCTTTTTACATTTGCTAATCTATCTGGGGTATCTGGGAAGTACAAAGATTCACCTTTTAATGGCTTACCTGTATAATCATGCGTATCAGCATATTTTCTATCCCACTCCGAAACATCCCACTTAGAATCTTGCTGTTTCTTGCTTACTTTTTGCTGTTCCTCTGGGTTTAAACGCTTCCATTGGTCGTAAGGCATTTGATATTGAGTAGGTCTAGCCTCAACATCTTTAAGCATCCATGCTGGTTTTGCATGACCATTTCTAAAATGGGTTTCATCATATTTAGCATCCCATTCTTTTACAGCCCTACTCTGATTGTAAGAATCAATACGTTCTTGACTGCCATAGGGTAAATCTGTGTGCAGTTGAGCAGGTTCTTGTGGTCTAGGCTCAACCTTAGTTTTAAGCAATTCTTGTTGTTTAGGACTAAGTTCTCTTACGTCAGATTCTGCTTCTCTTTGAAAATCTTCTGGTCTGCCAGCATATCTTCCAGAATAATCTCTTAATAAACTTAAAATAATGGCACGTTCATTTGGATTAGCATTTGATAGGCTTCCGATAGTGGCATCACGAACTCGTGCATTTTCATCTAATCCAAGTCTATTTGCAACTTCAAGATAACCTTTTGGGTCTAATAAATGCAATGCAACATCTGGTGCAATTTGGTCTAATCCAGACACCATCTTATCTGCTAATGCTCTTAATCTTGGGTCATTATTACGCTTTGTTTCAATGTAATCATAATAAGCCTTAAAAAAATTATACCTGTCTGGATTATGTTCTTTAAGACTCTCCATTACAAGTTTTGCTTGCGTAGCGGCTCTTGCATTTACAGAAGCATCAGAAATACTTCCAGCGGTTGAACTTACTAAAGCACCCATACTTCCCATTGCTAAACCAGCACCAATACCTTTAGATAAACCTTCTTCTTCATCACTTAAATATCCCAAAGCACCACCAACAATAGCACCATGTAAAGCACCTTTTCCAAAGTTTGAAGCATAAGAAAATAAAGGGTCAGCACTTTGAATTAATTTAAGAATATTTTTTGCTGGTTCAGTTAATTTAACTCCATTTTCCACAGATTCTTTTAAAGCCATTTCTGCATAACTCATAAAACCACGTTCACCTTTCATGATTTGAGTTCCTATTGCTTGCATTGCTTCTCCTACACCAATAGCCAAAGAAGCACCTAAATATGTTTTTCCAGCACCTGCTACTAAGGGAACATCAATACCAGAAACTCCTGCACCAATAGTTCCAAGTTTAGCAGTAGCCTTAAAATCATTAATAGGCACTCCAGTTAATCCATTAAATGCTTTTCCTCCAAGTTCTGTTGCTGTATCAATACTTCCCCTTACGGCATTACCAATGAATTCAATTGGCATACCTCCAAATTTTAAAGCACCACCTAAAACACCATTTTTAATTTTGTTTGTAATAGCACCTGCTTTTCCAACTACATTGTTGAATCTTTGTAAATTTTCAACACCAACAACACTTTTAGTTAATAATTTTAATGGTATTGTAAGTTCTTCAGCATTTACAAACCATGATGGGTCTGTAATGGTAGAAGCCGCTTCTACAAACCTATTGTCAATATGATTTTTTCCAACTAATAATGTCTCGTCTCCATTTGCTAGTTTTTCGGTTTCAAGTCTAAAATTAAGAGCATCTAAAAAAGTGTTATACTCTAAATCATCTGGATTATTTGATTGTTGCATCCAAGGGTAAGCACTTTCATTCATGCTTCTCCACATTTTAGATGATTTAAAAAAGATACTATTAGGGTCCTCTGATTCAAGAAGCATACCGCCTAAATTTCTTGTTCCACGTGCAAATGATTCAGCAAGTTCATAAGGACTAATTCCACCCATTAATAAGGCTTCGGGGTTTCCAGCTCCTGCTGTCGCAATATGTTTTAAACCATAAAGACCTTCACCATACATATAAGTAGCCGCATCATTGATATTTTTTAAATAATCAGTAGCAATCGTATCTCTGTATGCTTTAAACGTTTGAAATTCTTCCTTGGTTGGCTTATATCCATTTTGACCAGCATTTTGTAATAAATCAGCAATTTCTTCTCCTTTTAGTGGAGCGTTTAATTGTTTGAAATATTCATCTCTTTCATCATTTGTCATTCCATTTAACTTAGCATCAACATCTTGATTGCCAGTAATAACTGGAATTTTATTGCCTGTTTCTGGGTCATTATGAAATGCACCAGAATTAGATTCAAAGATTTCTCCCATTTTTTATTGAGTTAAAGGTTGGCTTGTATATCCTTTTAGAAGGTGATTGTTAAATTGTTGTTGATTTAATCTATTTTGTTTTCTTAATTCAGAAATAGATGACTCTGGATTATTTTTGGGAATTTCTTGTTTTTCAATCCTAATTCCATTTCCTTTATTATAATTCATTAGACGACTTTCTAAGTCATCTTTTAATGTATCTAAAGATTTTTTAGATGCTGAATCTAACGAGAAAATAACAGCAGGATTTCTGGCTACTTGTTCAATTCTAGATTGTTCCCATTCAGCAACACGTCCAGATGGAAAATATGCATTTCTTGCAACAGATTGTAAATGAACGGCTAAATTTTGTGCTTCTGCTCTAATTTCTGGAGATAAGGACTTTCCTTGCATATTAGTAATCTCTTTCAATCTATTAATGGTTTTAATAGCATCAGCCATACCATTTAAATCAGCCCTAGTTTTTTCACTATCTTTTCCTGTATAAGTTCCATAAGCAACATAAGGACTATTTTGACCTCCAAGGCGTTCTCCAATAGCATTTCCATTTTTGTCTCTTTGTACATTTCCTTGGTCATCTTTTTCATAAAACTGAGAATTTTTGATTTTATTTTGAATTTCAGCATTAGGAGGATTAATTTCTTTCCAAGATTGGTCTTTTGGTTCATATACCAACGTAGCACCATTTGGAGCAGTAACAGTATGGAATTGAGATTCTGGGAATAAAGCCGCCCAATTAGACGCAAAAGAAGGTGGTAATTCGCCATTATTTTTGGCTTTAATTGCGTTAATTACATTGTTTTTAATCTCATTTTCATCTAAATTAGCACGACCTTCCATTGTTCCAACATTATATTTATGAGGAGGAAGCATTATATTGCTTAATGGCTGATTTGTAGTTCCAGCAGGTAATTTTCCACCATATTCAGCAAGTTTTTCATTTAATGGATTATTTAAAATAGACTCATCTGTTGGGTCTTGTTCTTCTCCATTTGCATAATGTTGTTTAGTTCTGTCATAAGCATTTGCAGCACTAATAAATCTACTTACTTGTTCTGCTGGCATCCCGCTTTTTTCCAAAGAATTAATATTAGAATTAATAATGTTTCTAACTAATTCATCTTTATTTACAGGTTGTCCATGTGATTTTTGCAATAAATTAGAAATAGATTCTGCTTGTTTTTCAGTTGCATTAAAATACTCTTGTGGAGTTTGACTAGAATTAAATGAATTAAATTCCGTCATTGCAGGTTTTTGAGAAATAGTTGATGTTAAATTCTTGTCATTTAACCCAGAAATAATATCGCTATAAGTTCTTCTTTGTTCAGTTTGACCAGCCAATTGATTTAACGCTGGATAAGTAGTCATAAAAGCACCAACGCCTTGCAAAACCGAAGTTTTTTCGGATGGTGTTTTTGCTTTGTCAATTTTATTGATTAAATCGCTAGCCGCATCATTAATGTATTTCCATGATTCGTTTTTAGGATTACTATCTTGAATTTGTTGTAAATTTTTCTTATGTTGAGATAATAATTCGTCTGTATTTTGTTGATTTTGCAATAAACCATTTGTTGCTTGGCTTGTTGTAAGATTTGCATTAAAATTATTTGCTACATTAGATGTAAGACCAAGAATTATTCTTTGTTGAGAAGTTGGAAGATTTTCAATTCCATCTAACATTCCAAGATGCTTTTTAATAACGTCTTGTTGCTGTTCAGTACCTTGAATTCCTTGAAGTGAATTTAAATTAGCATTAAGTTGAGATTTTACAGACTGAGCCATTAATGGTGCTGATTGAGAAAAATTTCTATCAGCATTAACAACTTGTTGTTGTTTATTAAAATCATCAAAACGACCTAAAAAATCTTTCAATTCAGCATTAGATGTAAGTTTTGCACCAAGACCTTTTTTGTTAAAATCTTGATGGTTTAACATATGTTGCTGTAAAGAATCTGCCCAAGGTGCTAAATCTGGATTATTTTTTGCTAAATTAGCATAAGATTGAGCAGTTGTTAATAATCCTTGATTTTCAGCATCAGCAGAATCAGACATACGTTTGTTTTTAACGTATTCTTTTGTGGCTTCCACCATGTCATTGCTATAATCTTTAACGCCACCTGCAATGCCTAGTCCAAAGTTTGTAAGACCTTGTTGGTACATCTTACCAATGTTAGCACCTGCTTCTGAAACTCCAGTTACAGGTTGAACACCATTTGTGTATTGTTGAAATAAAGACATAAATTTTATTATGCTGCAAACATAAGTGCATCAGCAATAGAACTGCTTCCCATGTAACTTCCAATAGCACCACCAAGTTGTCCAGTCATTCCAAGCAATCCACTTGTTAAACCAGCACTTGATTGTGCATTTGCAATTTGTGCTTGCATTGCATTTTGTTGGTTAGCAGAAATAAGTTGAGAGTTATATTGCGATTCAGGATTAAAGAGCATACCAGCCGTAGGATTCTGATACATACTGTATGATTGACCTAGTAAATTGCTTGCATTAAGACCTTGCATGGATGCAATTTGAGGCTGACCGAATGAACTATAAGCAGAATTGGCTTGTTGAAGGTTTTGACCAGCAACTTGACCAGCATAAGCACGATTACTAGCAAGTTGTTGCTGACCTAAAGCATAGTTATTAAATACTTCTTGAGCAATACCTTGATTATTGCTGTAATCAAGACCCCTACCAGCCATAGCCGCTCTAGCCGATTGTTGAGCCGCTTGAATTCCTTGTGGACTAAGATTAGACCCTTGAGCCAATGCTTGATTAGCCGCACCAGTTTGGGATGCCATTAAATTAGCACCACCAGCACCAAGCATACTATTATAAGCATTAGCCGAGCCAGCACCAATCTGATTATATAAACCAGCGTTGGCATTGTATTGCTGTTGTTGCAATCCAGCAGATTGACCAATAGCAGTACCAAATAAATTGTTAGTAACCCCTAATTGACCTTGCATACCAGTCTGCATGAGTTGCTGGTATTGAGGCATATATTGACCTTGTAAGCCAAGTAATTGATTTTGAATTCCTGCTTGTGCATTTAATGCACCTTGCATTTCTCCAAGATAGTCTCTAGGTGTAGGTGTTTGAACAGATTTTCCGCCCATAGTATTATTTTGTTAAATTTGTAATTAGTTTGTTAGGCACTTTTTTCACTCTGCCGTATTGAGTGGACCACACATTGTTGGTCTTTAATTCTGGAAATCTTATTAAAGCAGACTTAATTAAGCCTACTCTGGCTTGGTGATTCGTTGCAAGAATCTCAGCCACAAAATATTCGTGTTTAAATTCTTCATTAAATGGCACGATTTTTGAGTACTTGAAAAACATATCTGCATCGCCTTTGTATTCTTCATTAATAGGATAAGTAATTAATACGCCATCAACTTGCTTTTTGTCGTTAAAATTTACAAAAAGATATTTAAATGTATCAGCCCAAGTTAAGAAAACTTTTAACTCTAATCCATCAAATAACTGAAAAACAGGTCTTTTTGACTTGTTTCGCTCGTTACGAATGAAATTGATTAGGTCAAAAATATTCATTAGATGCAAGTTGATGCGTCAGAAATAGTAGCAGTTTGAACCTTGTTTAAGGTAACAACGTAAGAAGGCTCTGAAATTAAAGTACTTCCAGCGTAGTGTTTAAATGCCCATACGTCCCCAGAAGAAGCCGTAAAAGAATAAATATAGGTAGTATTAAACGAGCCGTAATCATTAGTTGTGGCTTGAATCTTAGTTTGTAACGAAGAATTTTTATAAACGTTTAAAAATGGAACAGTACCATCTGGACGTGTGCTACCAGTAGTATAACCAGCCGACACAAATACTTCTACTTTATATGTCCAAGTTTCCATAGATGGAATCGTTGGAATAGTAGGAGTTTGATAGATAAGATTTTCTACGCCAGCACCTGTCGCACCAGTTGTAATTCCACGTTTAATGTACGTTCTTGGTGGAATAGAGTTAATCCACGTTGAGCCGTCATATAACTCAACAGTTGCCAAATCCGTGTTGTATCTAATGTTTCCTGTTAATGGAGAACTAGGTCTAGCACCAGTAGTGCCAACTGGAATTGTAAGACTTGTTGCAAATCTTGCGTCTGCATTAGGAATATTAAATAAACCAGCGTAATTGCACAAAAAACTAGATTTAGCACCAGAAACTAAAGCATTTTCATTTAAAGAAACTTGATAGTCTCCAACCATTGGATTAGTATTTGTAGTAGATGACCATTGGGTATAACTACCATAAGTACTTAAATTACAAATAACACCAAGACTACCAATTTGCAAATTAGCAGAACTTCCAACTTGACCATTAATTTGATTAATACTGAATAAGTTAATAACACCAATTCCAGTTGATGTTAATAAGTCGGAAATTAATGCCTTAGAAAGTACACCGCCTTGCGTTACAAGTACATAATCTCCAGCCGCTAAAGCATTAGTAGCAACTTGTGGTTGAGACGTAATAGCCCCAGCCAACAACGTTGCAGAGTCTAATAATTGATTAAGTCTTGCTCCAGTAACTTGTTGTCCGTCAGCAAAAGTATCGCCTTTGTTAATTTGTGCCATGTTATTTCTTTGAAATGATATTTCTTACAGTTTGTGAGGCATGAATAAAGATAGCCCTAATGTAAGGTGTTAAAGATTTTGTTACGAATTGTAATTGAATTCCAGTCCCAAATTTTCTAATTGGATTTCTGCGTGTTTCATCATTATTTAACGCACTTCCATAAGACTCAAGTTTATCTGTTGCATCAGGGTTTGACACAATAGCATAAACATCAACCGCAGAACCTGATTGGAATAGATAATCTATTTCGCAACTAGAAAACCGCTTATCTTGGTAATTTCCTAGGGTATATTTCCTAGTTGTCAATACTGAATTGATTTGATTAGTTTGGAACGCAGATGGCGATAAAATGCTAGGAATATAAAATGGAAGAATAGGAATACCAGTAGAAGCACCAAATTCATCGTATGGATTCTGTTCCATCATAAAAATCCCTTGATTTGTATCAATCGCAAAGATTTCTCGCTTATTATCGACTTTAGCGATTATAAAATTAAACGCATCAAAACCAGCAGGGTAAGTATCAACAGACTCCCACGCTTGGTTTGTAAAATTATATACAAGAATAGCGTTATTAACTGTGCTATCGTCCAGAGGAACAGCAAGATAATATCTATGATTCCAATAGGTAGCAACGGCACGATAAGCATAAGTTTTATTGATTCTAAGGATTACGTCATGAATTGGAGCAGATAAAGATTGAGACGTACTCATCAACTTTACCGAATCATTAGTGCCAATACCACTTAAAGGGTTTAAAGCATAAACACCATTATCAGATAGGAAAATAATACCACCATTAGCAGAAATGACGCTTCTTTTTGCAATACAGCCGATATCTGTAACAAGTGACTGTAATGATGTATCAGTTGGCAAAGGGGCTGAAACTGCCTGTCTGCCGTAGCCAACACCTAACTGGTAGATGCTGTTACGCATAAAGATGGTAATCCAGTTGGTTGTCCATGTAGCCATTGCTGTACAATGGTCATTACCACCGTTATTGATTGTAAATGCGTCTAAAACATCCCATTGCGTTTCATCAAGGTAATTAGATACGCAGACTGTATAATTGTTATCTAATGGGTTTGTGCTAGAATAATAAGCACCTTGGGCAAACAATCGGTTGCAATAATAAATCAATTGTGAACAATTTGGAAATTGCTGTGCATAACCGCTTGGAGATGTGCTTAATGCAACAATCGTTACATTTAAATCCCACATAAGAGGACGCTTTGTATATCCTCTTGTAATAAACACTTTATTTCTGGCTTGAACTACATCACAACCATCACCAGTTGTAATAATTTCCCCAGTTGGAAAATTAACCTTAGCAGATAATTCCTGATTTTGTGGGTTATAATGGTATAAACCATCTGTAACAATTACAATGATGTGTTCTTGACCATCATCATCAACAAAAAACCCAGAACCATAGACTGTCTGCCCTACAAGAGCAGGACTAGTACATCTTTTAAGTCCTAATCTAGAAGCGGCTACACCTCTATCAAATCTAAAGTTCTGGGATTGACTAACGTATCCTTGTGGCAAAGCGGCAGGATTGTCACGGCTGTTTAAGCCAATGAACGACAAATCTCCATCTTTAAGCCATTGGACAGGCATTACTTCTTAATTTCAGTAACTACGTTTTCTACCTTAGTTTCTGCGTTGGAAATGGCAGTATTAACCTTAGTAGCATTGTTTCGGAAAATCAATGCACCAGTAATAAAACCAAGAACAAACGAAGCGATAATCGAGATAATCATGTTATTTAGTGGGAGAAGGTGGTGTATAAGTCCAGCCCTTTGCAGTAATGTCTGCCATAGCAGTTGCTTGGTCAGCGTACGTATTTAC